ATTGGGACAAAATTTTGGTAGACAGGATTGAAGAGATAAGAGCCATGCATTCCAAACCCGTGATAACTGGTTATCCTACAGCTTTTCAAGTGGTCGACGGCGATATAACAAATTTGAAAAAACTTGCTAGAACTGGCTGGTGTGACACTCTGATAGCTGTAGGCGATCAATCTTTTCAAAATGATAATTTTTATATACGTATCAAAGGCGATCATAAAAAAGATGTAAAAACAGTGCATGGTTTTTTGTTAGCAGGTGGTTTTTTATTTTCCATAGGACAATTTGTAGAAGAAGTACCTTACGACCCTTACATGTATTTTCATGGAGAAGAGCAGGCGCTTGCTCTAAGAGCATGGACATGTGGCTACAATATATTTCATATAGATACTATTCCGTTATACCATCACTATAATACTCCCAATTTGCAATTGTATAAAAGACTTTTGCCGTGGTCAGACATCGAAACCTCAACAAAAAAACTCAACGATCACTGGCAAGAATTAACGGATACAGCAAAAAGACGACTAATCAATCTAGCCACTGAACAAAATTTAGGAGTGTACAGCTTGGGAAAAATTAGGAGTATAAAACAATATGCCGCATGGTCGGGAATTGATTATTCAAATCGAACTTTGAGTAAAAATGCTACAACTGGTGAGCACACATTTGAGATTCCTTATCAAAATCAAGTAATAATTTAATAGGAGATATGTAGTGACAGCAATTGTATGGAGTAAAAACTCTTGCCCGTACTGTGTGCAGGCCAAGGCCCTGCTAGAAATGAAAGGCATTGAATACGAAGAACGCAATGTGGAAACAACATGGACCAAGCAACAGTTGTTGGAAGCTGTGCCCACAGCCAGAACTTTGCCGCAGATATTTCTAGACGATAACTATATTGGCGGGTTTGTAGAACTCAAACAACATTTAGAAAAGGTATAACATGTTAATTCAAAGAGGTGTAGCAGAAGGCGAAGTAATCACATTAAAACTCACAAGTGGAGAAGAAATTGTGGCCAAGTTGGTAGAAGATGGTCCAGTGTACTATAAACTAAACAAGCCCATGGTTATTGCAATGGGTGCCAAAGGCCCTGGACTGATGCCCTACTTGTTTACTGTGAGTCCAAATGCAGATGTCAAACTGCAAAAGAGCACGGTCACTGTCGCTGAAGCAACTGATGAGTCATTTGCCAAACAGTTCCTTGAGAGCACAACTGGCATAGCTTTGGTATAAATAATCATATGCCACTCGTAGCAAGAAAAAGCAGTGTTGATTTAATTGCCAGCCCTGACGGCGCTCAAGGTGCTCGTTGCGGCAAAAATAAATGGCATTGGGATACTGATACTACTCAGTTTACTCTTGCAGGTTCTAGCGATGTTTTTGTTCATAACGTTGGAGTTGTTCGAGCAGGAGATGCTATGACTACTCATCCAGACGAAAATCCCTGCACAAGTTCTCCCATAGATCATACTCCAACTTTATCCACGTACAGCCCAAATGTATATGCTAACTTTTTGAATATTGGGAGATTGGGAGATGTTTATAAAGTTGGAGGAACCGGCCCTGATAGTCCTGGGTTAGCTGTAGATCCTTCGCATCCAATTTCCGTTGTTTCTCAAGGTGATGTTTTCGCAAACAGTTGACATTTATTTTAATCTGCTGTATACTACAGCATAAGTATTCGTACTTCATATAAAGGATTATTAAAATGGCTACAAACAAACACGCAGAATTCACAGCAATCGTGGAAGCAATGGAAGCAGACTTTGAAAAGTTTTACGACAAGGAAGTTGGCGCTGCCGGCACCCGTGTTCGCAAACATTGCCAAGACTTGGCAAAGTTGTGCAAAGAAACTCGTAACGATGTTACCGCAGTTAAAAACGCTCGTAAAGAACCAAAGTAAGTCAACTAAATATTAGTCTAGGGCGTTATATTTAATATCGCCAGGAGAATGTTATGAAAAGGATTATTTTATCCGTTGCGTTAGCCTCTATTGGATTTTCGGCATTTGCTCAAAATCTTGATGTGGCTACAGTAGTCAGTGTTCAACCACGCTTTGTTTCTGTTATGCAAAGGCAATGCGAAATGCGAGAAGTGATTCGCGATAACAGCCGCAGCGATAGCACTATCGGAGCACTAGCTGGCGGAGCGATTGGTAGTACTATCGGCGGCAACAGCAGAGATCGTCTAGTCGGCGGCATAGCTGGTGCGTTGATTGGCGGCGCTATTGGCAATGAAATTGGTAAAGACAATGCAAGAGCAGAAGTCCGTGAGATTTGTCGTGTGGTTCCTGTAACCATGCAACAAGGTTCTATCGTAACATTTAACTATCACGGACAATTGTTTACACAACAATTTGCCCAATAAGGAGACTATTATGAAAAAATTACTGTTAGCACTTTCAATGCTGGCAATTGTTGGCACAGCTAACGCACAATGGCACCATCATGGTGGGCATTATCGTGGCGGGTATTACGGCGGCAACGGCAACTGGATGGCACCTTTGATTATTGGTGGCATTGCAGGAGCTGTGATTGCAAATCAAAACCAACAACCGGTTATTGTTCAGCAACAGCCAGTATATGTACAACCGCAACCTGTATATGTACAACCGCAACCTGTATATGTACAGCGCCAGCCCGTTTGCACTGAATGGAAAGAAATACAACAACTCGATGGTCAAATCTATCGTGAGAGAACTTGTTCACAATGAGCTCAAGCATGGGTTTTTTTAACTCAACAGGGCAGATAATTATAAGGATGTTGTAATAAAGTTTTAATAACCGCTAGTATAAATACTAGTATGAAAAACTTAATTATATCCTTAACTATCAGTGTGTTGGCTGTGTTCCCCAGCTTTGCACAAACTGCAACATCTGTAGTACCGCTACCCGCGGACATTGCCGCAATTAAAAAAGCCAATGTTCTAGTGGTGGCCATGACCAAGAAAGATGTACCTCCATTCTTTAGTGGAGAAGGCGAGGCTGTTCATGGCCTTGATGTTGAGATTGCACAACGAATTGGTGTACTGTTGGGTGTACCAGTGCAATTCCGTAGAGACGCAGAAAGTTTTGCCGAAGTGGTGGAACAGGTGCGTGACGGCCGTGCTGACATTGCTGTCAGTAAACTATCAGTTACTGGTCCTAGGCTACAAGTTGTTAGATTCAGCGATCCCTATGTCAAACTGCGTCAAAGTTTGATTGTTAACCGCTTGTGGTTGAGTCAAAATAGCCAAGGCAAAGAAACCTATCAAGTTATCCGTGACTTCAACGGCAAGATAAGTTTTGTCAAGAACTCCAGTTACGACACATTTGCTCGTATCAATTTTCCCAAGGCTCAATTCCTTCCTGAAGAAAAATGGGATGTGATCATTGACAAAGTCACACGTGGCGATATTGCAGCCGCTTACCGTGATGAATTTGAAATCAAGAAGATTAGTTTTGAAAAACCAGATGCTGCCATCAGCACCAAAACAATCACAATTGCCGACAGTTCAGACTACATTGCTGTTGCTGTGCATCCAAAATCAATTCAATTGCTGAGCATTGTGAACTATGTTGTCAAAAATGAATTCAATAACATTGACACCAAAAAGTTAATGGATCGCTACAAAGCAGAAAACAAGGACAAAAAATGATCTCTCACTTGAAAACATTCTTAACCAGTCCTTGGACTATTTTAGGATCAATCGTCGTAGGTATAGCATGTGGCGTATATGTGCCTGAGTTTAGCATGGGTCTAGACAGTATTGGCAGTATCTATATCAGTTTGCTTAAAGTGGTTGTACTGCCATTCTTGTTGGCAACTATTCTAGTTGGCATCATTGGACTGCTACAAAAAGAAGGTAGTCAAGAATTGATCCGCAAAATCATTATTGGCTTTGTGGGCAGTATGTTTATTGCCGCTACCATTGGTGTAGGTACAGTGTTACTTACTGGCACCGACATGACACCACAAAAGAAAACTGAATTTGGAGCACTGGTCAACAACAAGGATACCGGTACTGAATTAAGTATTACCCTGCATGAGCCAATGCCACAGTCGGCACCAGTTAGTGCTGGTAAAATGGCAGAAAAGTTCATTCCAGAAAACATCTTTGCCACACTGAACAATGGTGAAAGTTTGAAGATTGTGATCTTCTGTTTGATCTTTGGTGTTGCACTTGGACATTTGAAAACTGAAGGTCAGCGCATGCTGGTCGAAGTTCTAAAAAGTGTTCAACAGGCCAGTATCAGCATCTTCAAGTTCTTGAATTACTTCTTACCGTTTGCACTGTTGGCAATGATCAGTAGTCAAGTTGGCAAAGTTGGAGTTGGTATTTTCTTGACCATGTTTGATTTTGTGTTCCAGCAGTTTGTTGGAGGAATGGCGATAGTCGTATTAGGCACTATTGTAATTTGGAAACGTTCAGGATTGGATCTAATGACTGTGATACGTGAAACTAAAGAAACACTAATTGTTGCTATCAGTTCACGTAGCAGTCTTGCTTGTATTCCTTACGCACAAGAAGCACTACACAAACTACATTTTGACAAAGGCGGAGTTGAACTAACTGTTCCGCTGAGTTTCACAGTTAATCGTATTGGTAGCATTGTTTACTATGCCATTGCCACTGTGTTCATTGCTAATATCTATGATGCTCCACTAGGCTTTACTGGCTTATTTGTTGTGTTGTTTGGTAGTATACTGGCTGGATTAGCAAGTGCAGGCACAACAGGTATCCTCACAGTTGCTACTGTGGCAGTTGTGTGTGATTTGTTGAAATTACCAAGCGAAGCTGTGTTGGTGTTGTTGATTGCAGTTGATCCACTAATGGATATGATTCGCACAGCAAGCCATGTACACGGCAATGTGGCAGTAACAGCATTTGTGTGTGATAAGGAACACGTAGATGGACAAACTGAAAGAGTTCCTA